CCGGGTCTCAGGTTAGAATTAATAATTCTTTCTGAGATGAACTGGAGTTCTTTAGGAATAATAAGTTTCATTCCACGAACTGCGATCTTCAGGCCCCGCTCGTCGGTAAAGCCAGCAATATCGATTAACATTTGCTCAAGCGAAGTCTCGTTGAGATCCGCAGCAACTGCCAATACGTTAGTCTGATTACCGGACAAGGATGGGTGAGAAGCAGAACATAAAGCTGCGCCGTCACCCAAAGCAAAACCATTGCTGGTAGAAAAAGCGTTGTTGAGAACAGCAGCCGCTTTTATTTGCTTTGTGGTAGCCATTGATCGAGCCAATGCCTTGGTATAGCGGGAAGCAAGACGGTCATAAAGATTATCTTCAATAGCTTCTTCTGTAATTGAAAAAGCGAGAGCGATAGTCTCATGCGTATATCTTGCTGTATAGGTCTCTTGTGCGTCGTCAAAGCTTATTGTACCACCTTCACTTTTGACAGGAGCACTTGCAAAACCGCCCAGCATAACCTCCTCTTCAAAGGCTCTGTCCGAAGACTCTTCCTCAAAGATTTCAGCATCTTCGTTTTCGTAGCGATCATACTCTAAGCCGAACAGCGCATTAAGGCCGGGTTCTAGCTCTTTCGCTAATTGCGATCTTGAAATAGCCATTAGTCTGCCTCCTTAAATGCCTAACGAGGTCGCAGTAGTCTGCGAGTCGAAACGGCTTGTTGATGAGTTAAAATGAGCGTTAAGACGAACCAACAACGGTATACCCGCAGCAGCGAAGTCGCTGTTTGCTGCTTCATCAGCTACGCCGACGACTCTTAAAGGTAAAGTTGCAGTGGTTGCTATTGTGCTCACACCTAATGCAGAGTTTGAAACTCCGGTATTGCTATCTCCCGTTCTTGCAGAAGTTCCTAAAGAAGCATTAGCGAAAACACCCGCTTGCGCGGTTGCTCTGTCCGTTAAAGACGCATCGCTTGCTACTTTAAAAATTTGCATAGGATTATCTGCTACAAACGCTTTTACAGGAAAATTTGTATCGACGCTTACAGATCCCGATCCGGGCCAGTAGTTAATCCAAACAGGTTTTTTTTGCACAGAATCTTGGTACTGTACGCCCATTAGAACGCCCAATGCTTGTGTCGTTCCGCCATCGGTGGCTCCTGCAAAGGTTATTACGCCCGCAGCAAGAGGTACACAGATACCGTATTGATATATAGCATTGGTGTTGTTAGAAGCGATCTCATACTCAGTTACGCCAGTAGAGTTTACGCCACTTCCAACTATTCCAACAGGACGAAGACCAAAGGCAGTGTTGCTATTAGCCATTTTACTTCCTCCAATAAAAAACGGTCATCACTTACGTGGACCGCCAAAAGTTACACGAGATTGACGATCCGGGTGTGCAATCGCCATAGTTGAGTGTGCATTTTCCCGCAACATGTCTGAATCAACAGCTTCCATTTGATCTGAATTTTTTGAATTAAAATATGCAGTTCTTTCAGCTACTGTTTCTAAAGGCATTCTTGCAAGAAGCAGCCCACCTACTCCGAACACACCTTCGTATCTACCTGATTCAACAACAGGGGCTTCAAAATCGGGGTATTCGTCTTTACGAACTAACTCCCAGCCCTCTCTTATTCTTGCACTGACGTTCTTGGTATCACTAAATCCCCGGACTTCATCACGAATCCAACGATGTTTATACCCATCAGGCGCAGGTGGTGCGTCGAGCATAGATGGTGGACTCCAAGGCTTACGCATAGCCTTTTTGTCTCTAGTGTTATTTGCGCGAGAAGCTCGTTTAATAGGCTCATCAACTGTATTGATTTCTTCACTCATATCCCTACTCCTTCACGTATTTCGCGTATTCTTCAAGCGGCACACCCAATTTTTTTGCTATCGAAATTTGGCTAGGGGTGAGTCTAACCTGTCTTTTCCCACTGCGCCCTGTTGTTTGTCTACTAGCAGAAGCCACTGTCTGGGCGGGACGGCGGTTCTGTTCTTTAAACTTATGCGGAAACTCTTCAGAGACTCTCCGATCCAATTCATTATAGTAATCATCGGACTGCGGGTCAAATCCCTGTTCTTCGACTAACTTTTTGTGTATGCCAAAAGCCGCATACGTCATAGCCTCGTCTTCACCGAACCAGTCGTTTTTGACGGCCCACTGTTCTGCTTTAGGGTCGGGCCTTTTTGTTTGCGGTTGTTGTTGCGGCATCGGTTGGTTTAACTGAGCTTGTTGTTGGGCCGCAAGCTGTTGTTGATACCTTTCTTGCTGGACTTTAGCCTGTTGGGCGCGATCATTTTCAATCGCCAAAGACGTTAGTTGCCGTTGAGCATCTACAACCGCTTTTGTGTCCCCCACATCCATAGCGCGTTGCATAGTTTCTTCAGCTTGTTGCTGTTGAGTGTTTACTCGATTACTAAACTCATTAACATAATGACTATCCAAACTGTTCATGCGAGTTTTTATTTGTTGAGACTCTTCTTGCACTTGTTTGGCGTAGCTTATTGCTTCAACTTCACGACGTTCGGCGTCCCGCATTTTTTTAGTCAAACGATTTATTCGTTTTTGCGTGGCCGAATCTGCTTTGTCAAACTGATCTTCAGTGGTTCCTTCAGCGCCTTCCTCTTCAGTACCCGGCACTTCAACCACGGTTTCTTTATCTTCTAATTCAAGTTCTACCTGTTCTGTTGCGTTTTCAGCATTCATAAGTCACCTTTAGTAATGTTTGACATTTTCGGGGTCTGATATTCTTGCAAGAATCTCATCATCGTTCAAAATCCTTACCTCCCCGCCGTCAATGGAAAACCGTGATCCGGCATAACGGGCAAACATCACCCAGTCTTTTTCTTTACACCACGGACCTATGGGAAACTTTTCGGGATCTTTGTACGCTAAATCGCCAACTTTCAAAACATACCCTACTTGCGTGGAAATATGCTGTTGTTCCACGGACTCTTTGGGTAAAGCAATCCCCCCGGTAGTCTTACCTACACCTCTGTACGGAAGAATAAGTATTCTCCAGCCGGTAGGTGACGGCAATTTTTCCAGTAAGGTTTCGCCTATGTTTTCGGGTCTAAGATAAGGCTCTTCTTGATATGCATCCTCCAGCGTAGCTGCTTTAACGCTTTGGCTGGGGGCCGCAGAAAGGTCTATTTTTGACTTACTCATCATCATGCTCCTGTTTTTCTAGCAGGTCTTTTAACTCCTGATCCACGTGATTTAGAGCTTCTAAATTGCCCATAAGTTCACGATATTGCTCCATAGACTTTACATTTCCGTAAATTAACGAATCTACAACAGATTGCCTACGATCTCTGGTGATTGAAAAAACTGCCGAAGCGGTTTTTATCTCATTCATTCTTATATTTACACATATAATCTTGGATCGTCAGATTTTATCTGATCAACTCTTATATGTACAACACCTTATACGGTTTTACAGTCTTCTCCTTGCCACAACAGGGCTTCGGCCTCTCTTCTTCGCACCAGTCCTTCTAAAACTTTACCACCTGCGCGGTTCCAACGTTTCATCTGATAAGGAATGTCAGCCCGGCTACTATCACTATCGTCGTTAATACGCTGAAGAAGAGTAGACTTCCGTAAGTTAGTTCCACCGAGGTTGTAGACCCAAGAAACGAGCGCATCGAACTCATTTTGTTTGAGAGGTACGTTGACAAGTTTTTGTATCGTTGCTTCAAACTCCTCAAGATCCTCCTGTAATAAAACATCAGATTCTCCCTGTGTACAGGTGTCGCCTTCTTGAACGCCCGCAGTGTGTCCATAACCAATCGTCCATACGGAAGCGCTGCACTGATAAGCTTTAAGTTCGCAGCCTTCAAATTTTTTGATAAGAGCAATTCCTTCCGCACTTGTTTTCATCCTAACACCATACATATAAGAGAAAGACTACCACAAGCCTTTCATTTTTTCTTGGATGTTTCACGTGGAACTTCAACGTAAGCTTCATCAACGTCAGGAGTCGATTTATCATCCCCAACAAACCTGCCTTTAGAATCTCTTGCTCTTACTAAATCAACTTCTTTCTTAGCAAATAATTTCAAACTAATACGTTTTAACCATTTAATCATTTTATTTTGATACTCCCTTATATTTTTCAAAGGAGCGCAAAGAACCAAGTCCTAATAATCCGCCTAAAACAGTAAGGAGCGACGACATGTCAAAGTCCGGTAAATCCGGTATTTCCTGACCTGCATAGCTTAGTATAAATATTAGAAGTGGTTGAAAAACAAAGTGCCATCCGAAAGCAATTGCACAAACCCAACCGACTAAGGGCCTCCAAGACGATTGAAACCAGTTACCTTGGGCCTCAAGCTTATTTACTTCTATTTGAGCCAAGGCAACGTCATGGGCCTGTTTTTCGGCCATTGTTGCAATTTCGTGGGCCAAAGCGTTTTTCTGATCTTTGTCTTCTACAAACTTGTCTAAAAGACCGGTAACTGGACCAATGAGGGCTTGTAACATTTAAGGCTCCTTATTTTCTACTCATAAAGGCCGTAGCCCCAAAATAAGCGGCTACGATTGAAGCTTGCGCTATGTAGAACAACCCTAGTAAATCAGAAAGAGCTTGCACTCTTGAATCCGGCATGGCTGGAAGCATTAGAAAAATAGAAAAAAGCAACATGCTAATCATGGCAAGCCAAGCCATTTGTTTTTGACTTTCTGCTTTTTCTTCTCGTAATTCCAGTTCCACCAACTGTTGTTGACGTTCCAACTCTTTGTCGGTTACTTCGCCATCCCCATCTAGGTCATATTTTTCATATTGTTGGGTCACCATTTGACTCGATCCGCCCAATAAGCTGCTGACATTTTGCCTTTTGCTATGTTCTTAGCGTGACGCGCCTTAAAACTTTTGCGCTTGCGCTTCACGGCCTCACTTTCTCCCTTTTTGGGCTTACCTGCCGTCTTAGCCCCTTGCTGTCCAAACCGTATTGTTTTAACTTTATCTCCAACTTTTGCCACGACAATATGACTTTTTGTCGAGTGGTTTGGAGTGCGCTTCGGTTCGTTGAAACCTTCAACTTTCGCACGTTTTAGCCTTGGGTCTTTTTCTTTAGCCATTATCGAACAAAGGAACCAATGCCTTGTTGAAAAGGTACTGGACCCCCTTGGTAATAAGCAACAATCTCATTGGGGGCTGGACGACGATTACCCTCCGGCAAATTAATAGAGTTCACCGGCATTACGTCATTACCCTCTAAATTAATAGGTAAAATAGTCTGCTGACTGAAAGGACTCGGTGGCGGAGCCTGAATCGTATTGACTGGCTCAGAAAACGGGTTTGTAGAGATTGGGGGAATACCAACAGTATCATAAGACGGGAATACGGCCTCGCGTTCCACAGGGGTAATTACGTTCGGATAAATCTCGCTTGCTGGTAAAGGATAGGTAGGCGCTTGCTGTTGAAGCCCTCCCGGACCAAACATAGAGGGGATCGGTCTAGTGGTCGGGGTCTCGGTGGTGCCGTTATCGGTGGTATTGGTGTTATCGGTGGTATTGGTGTTATCGGTGGTATTGTTGGTATTGTTAGTGCCAACCGGATCATTAATAGAAGGGATAAATGCACCATCAAGAGGGGAGTCATAGCCATACGGATCTTCTACTGGTACGAACGTTTCCGGCTGTATGGGCATTGTTCCCGATACGTTTCCTTGAGAGTCGAACGTAGAACCGGAGCTACCATAAGTGCCCCCTTCATAAGTGACCGGTACTTCTATATCACCAAAAGGGCCTGAAATTATTTTAGTGCGAACGCCCTGAAACGGGTCCCCCGCCATAGGACTAGTGGTTGTGTAATTTTCTGGATCAAACATAAGGCCACCCTCCGCCATAGAACGGACCCCTGCGTAACCTTCTGGATCAGGCAAAGAACCTATGCCTTGCAACATATCAAGCTGCTGCATTATAGGGCCTTGAAGAGGGGAAGATGGGGGCATTGGATAACCCATCTCTGTTACGGGATCAGATATTATTGTTGGGGGAATTCTAGGATCATACGAAGGGCTAATAGGTCTATCCGGGGTTCTTTGTAGAGTAGCCGTATCAGCGCCTTGAGGCATTCTAGGATCAACGTTTGAAAACATTTTGTCTAGATAACGCTGCGGCATACCATACTGAGCGGCTTGTTGCCGCCCTTCCGCTATATCAGCCGCTATGGAAGCTTGAGCCTGTGCCCGTGAAGGAGCTACCCCACCGTCAGTGACCTGAATTTGATCCCTTGTAAAAAATCCCATAGTAAACCCCTAAGAGTAACCCATGTACCCGCCACCTTTCACAGCAGCGCCCATACCTCTGGCCGTCATTTTTTTCATTTTTTCCGGAACCGCAACATCTTTTGCAGTGCCGTAAGGAATCCTACCTTGACCCTTAATATCGGCATAAGGAACAGCCGCAGGTGACTTGGTGGGAGTGTTTGTCACTATCTTTACTGTTCTAGCCATTTTAACGCCCCTGTTGTTTTAAAATTTCACGTTCTCTTGCTGCTGCTATTCTAGCCGCAGTTTGCGATTCTTGCGAATCCAAACGCTGGTTAAACTGTCTGTCCCGCATAGCAATAGTCTCTGCATTAAGCTCTACCTTGCTTTGATCAATCTGAGCATCCGCTTGATCACGCTGCGCTCGTAGCTGCAATTCCTGCTCTTTTAGGGCGATCAGAGGATCTGGTCCTTCCTGACCCGCGCCTGAAAGCTGCTGAGAAAGCTGCTGAAGTTGCTGCATACCTTCTGCAACAAACTGTGCCGTCAATGCCTCTACCTGAAGCATCTCTTCTGGCGATAGAGGCTCACCTTCACGCTCCGTCACTTTCTGCATATAAGCCACCGACGCCCGTTCACGAGCGGCCAGCTTAACATGTTGCAGTACGTGTTTTTGTAGTTGTACGGCGATTGGCGGTAAAGAAGCAACCATCGGGGTACTACCAAAAATTAAATGCGACGTGATGTGCGCTTGATGATCCTGACCCTCAAAAGCTTGCAACTCCAGCATATTCATGGAGTCTATGTTCTCTTGGGCAGGGTCCGTGGGCCGTGGGTCGGG